CGCTCCCTTGCGGAGATGACCGATCTAGTGAATAGGTTCCCCGAGTATCAAATGGGGAGCCTGCCTTGGCGCATCCTGCGCCAAGTGTCGTGCTTCTTCACGAAGAACGACGCCTTCATTGACGAGACGCGGTGTCTCGCTAAGGCTCGGAGCAATTTCGAGCTAGGCGAATGCCTTTGCCGGATCACCAACAAGCGAATCGATTATTATGGGATGAACCCAGTGCGGATGGATCCGCAGATCGCGAGTTGGGTCTCCAAGATGCAGCGAGAAATCGCCTATTTACTTGGGGATGTGAAGGACTGCGTGTATGACCTCCCGAGGCATGTACGCCTAACTAGTGGTGCGACTGAGGATAGGTCACGCCGTCGCTCCCTACCTCCGCTGAAGATCAGTCGGAGAATAAAGGCGCCACGGTCGGCCTGGAAGTACGTAAAACCGCTCCTGTTGTATTTTGGGGCGGACTACGCACGGCTCGACCCGGTCGATGAAAACCGGGTCGAATACGTCACGAAGAACTGGAAAACTCACCGCACCATTGCGGCTGAGCCTACCCATAGTCTCCCTCTCCAAGCCGCAGCCGGCGATTACATAACCGGTAAACTGCGGAGGTGGGGAGTAAATCTACGGGACCAGGTCCGTAATCAGTTGCTGGCCCTCAAAGGGTCTGTGACTGGGGCACTTGCAACGATCGACATGCGAATGGCGTCAGACACTCTGGCGTACAACGTTGTTGCGTTGCTGTTGCCGTACGAGTGGTTTCGCTTCCTATGCGACATCCGCTCTACTTACGGTCGAGAGCATGGACGTCTCGTGAAATACGAGAAATTTTCCTCCATGGGTAATGGATTTACCTTTCCATTGGAGACTCTCATCTTCACCGCAGCTTGCCGCGCCGTAACCCGGGATAACCGGGAAGACATCGGTGTGTACGGGGATGACATCATAGTCCCTGTTGAGGTTGTTCAAGACCTCGTTAAGCTGTTACGCTTCCTCGGCTTCCGGATCAACGGGGAGAAATCCTTTGCTGACCCGGACATACGGTTCCGTGAATCTTGCGGAGCCGACTGGTACAATGGCACTCGTGTGACCCCCTTCTATTTACGTGAAGGGTCCCCTAAGCAGGGGAAGAGCACGCTATGTCATAACGTGAACGCCTTGCTGGCGCTCGCCGTACCTGATGGGGAACTCTGGGCGTACTGCCTGGAGCTCGTGCATTCGCACCGTCTGACCCTTGTCCCGTACAATACGGACACACGATCGGGAATCTTCCTGAGCGTGCCAGACGCCTATCGCCTAAAGAAGCTGTACTCATCTGCCAAAGCTGAAGCCCCCCGCAACGGGGAAAGCGGAGACCTTGAC